GGTGCAACAGATGCTGCTGGTGATCCAAACGCATCTACAGTTCCATCCAATTTACGTGGATGGTGGTTAACAGAACTCTAAGAATAACATGGCACAATTTTATAGTTCAATTAAAACAATGAAATCTGCCCGTATCGGAACAATAATTCCGTGGGCAGGTGATGGCAATGAAGGTTTTACTGTCTCCAATTTACCGAAAGGTTGGATTGTATGTGATGGTAGGTTAAAAGATGCAGATGAATTCCCTCTGCTTGCATCTGAACTTGGCAAAACTTATGGAGGAGATATACAAGGAGTGTTTCCTAATTATTCAGGACAATTTAAACTCCCTAGTATTGGAAACAAAGTTTTGATTGATTTAGAGAATAGTATGCTCAATGATCCAAAATATCAAAATGGTCAATCTGATGCATTCACTGTAGTGGGAAGTATAGTTGGTGATGGTTCTGGTGATGACATAGCAAATGATTTTGGTCCAGATGCTACTCCAATAACATATAATGCATTTGCTGATATTGATTTTACTTTCAATGATCCAAACATTTTATTAGCTGGTAGATTTACTGGACAAACAATTAGTGATCCAGACTTTTTTACTAGTATTACTACGATCAATAGAAAATTAAATATTAATCACACACCAGCACACCAACACTCAGATCAGTTTGATAGTGCTATTGCTGGATTTGGTGGACCTCAAATTTTTGATACTGCTAGGGTTAGTATTGGTGGATCATATAATCATCCTAATAGTACATGTTCTAGCAACATTGTTTCCGTAAATAACGAATGTCAAATTTCAACTGGTAATACAACAGCACCAAGTTGGCAAGGTGGTATTACTTTTACATCGTATTATGGTAGTGACCAGTATGAACATACGTTACCAGTAGCAAGTAAATTTCATTTGTTTCAAAATGATACTAATACAGATTATTGGTCAACAGTACCAGCACCATCTTGGCATAGTGGTACTCCAACAAGAGTTAGTCCTAAAGCAGCAACACAAACTGTAAATAGACCATCTATAGGATCATTTACACCTGCATTTACATATGAACCATTTGATAATGATCCTTTAACAACTACTAAACCAGTTCATTATCATCCTGCATGGACAGGATTACATCCTAGACCACAAATTAATAGTAATTACAAAAATTATTTTGGTGATGGATCTGGATCTACATATGCTGGTCTTGATGAGAATCCAGAGGATCCATCATCTCAGTTTGTTGTTAGTAATGTTCAACTTAGTGCTAGCTCAGACGAAATTGTATTACCAACAGGTACAGATATTAGAACTACAAAAGTTGAAGGTGCTGAAACATATTACATTGAAGATAAAATTCGTCCATATAAAGTGGTAGATGGTGAAGGTATTGCACCTGGTACCTATATTACTAAAATATCTAGAACAGGTAATGATGTTGCTAGTTATGTTTACACAATTGAATTGAGTGAAGATACACTTGATGTGGTTCCTACGAGTGGTACTACTTTAACATTTATGGAAGGAACATTTCCATCTACAATTAATAATATTGGTTCTATGGATCCTGATGATTCAACATTTCAATCACATAATCATGGAACAGTTGATGTACAAATGTCTGTTGGATCATTAAAACCACCCCCATCATTTGCATTAAGTAATGTTGGATTGGGAAATGTTGTTCCTCAGAGCGAGGATAATGCACTAAATATTACAGTAACTGTATCACAACCAGCAATGGCAGCAGTATACATTATCAAGGCATACTAGTATGGCAACAATATACTCAAAAGAAAGAGGAAAGTATGGTAATATATCTGGTCAAATAATTATATGGCCTGTTGAAATTGATGGTGATATTAATTCTACTACTTCCAAAAGAGATTTGCCAGCAGGTTATTTAAGATGTGATGGTACTGTATACAATGCTCTTGACTACCCCCAACTTGCTGCTATATGTGGCACAGGAACTAATGGTAAATTTGTTAGAAAGGATATTGCTGGTGTTGCATTACAATCAGTGAGTGATCTACAATTTGTAGTGCCAGATTTAGGATCTAAATATCCAAAACCAACTGGTAGTGCTGGTGGTGGTGGAGTATATCAGAATGTTAGAGTTACTACAGCAAATAATGTTGAAAAAAGTCGTTCTGGTATTGGTATTGAAGCACAAGCAATTGCTGCCACAAATGGTGTAATTGATGTTTCATACACTGGTAATTTTGTTGTTCCATCTGTTGAAATGTCAATGAGGGGAAGACCAACATGGACTGTTGGTACATCTGGTGGTAAAAGAACTGAAATAGAAGCAGTTGATGGATTTGCAATGCATGGACATATGCACTTTCATAGTGGTACTAGAACTAGATTAAAATCTAGGGCAGAAGTAGATGAATCTTCTCCATCCACTGTTTTAGATCCGTCACCAGTAAGTCCTGTTGGACTATATAATTCTTCAACAATTCCTTTACATAAATGGATTGTTGCTACTTCAGACCCTAGTTCAAATGAATGGCCAGGTAATGCTCAACAACCATGTAAAGCAATTGCATCTAACTTGAGACAATCCAAAGCACATGGTGGTGAGGGAAGGATTGGTTATACTAATATTAACGTAACTCCCCTTGCTTGGAGTAATGCATGTATTAATGGTAACCAATCTATTGTAGATTCGTGGAAATATTATTGTTTATTACCACCAGAAGCATATTTATATTCTAATGGTGTAACTACACGAGGTGCTGGAGATCCTGCAACTGATCCATCTCCACCGTCTGAAAGTGCAACTAGAGCATGGGACGATTATCCAATTACCGATCCCCCATATACAGTAACAACTGATTCTACATCCCAACTTTCTTTGAAGGTAGGATGGAATCTAGGTATTTTTGGTTGTCCAACACAAGGTGGTTATCCTAGATATGAATCTAAGCAGGTAGATTTTAATGCTGCATATGTAGCAGGTGGTTCTGGTGTTCCAGTTGATTGGAAAGATACTACTTGGTCAGATTCAATGCCACTTCAAATGAATGATTTGGAACCAACGGCAGGTAATGATATATCTCCAGCTACAACTAACAACTTTACTCAAACTAATCCATTATATTCAGGTGGAGATGATCCAACAGAACATTTTCATAAAATTGACATAGAAAAAGAAGACCATACATATGTTTTAAAAACAAATTCTACTGAAATTTCAGCAGATTTATTGGAGACTAAGTTGCAACTATCTACTGATGATGCAAGATCTGTAGATAATGTAGTACAACCTTTTATTATTTTAGAATACCTAATTAAGATCTGATCAATGACAGTATCACCACCAACCTATAGAAATACTAGACCAAACTTTTATACAGATAAAGCATCTGATAACAGTCCTGTTGGTGCTATTATTAATACTTTCAAGGCAACTACTGATGTTTATGATAATCAATACACACCAATAAGTGCTTATGCAGTTACCACTGGTAATGCTAACACACAAACTAATCCAGAACATCAATATCCTGGCTATTTGTATTGTGATGGTGCTGAGTATGAAATTAATGATTTTCCAGCATTATATTCTATTATTGGTAATGATTATGGTGGTTCTCCAAGACAAGGAATAGAAATTACTAATGGTGGTAGTGGGTACGCTGCTGGTACTACAATATCGTTTGATCCTCCACCTCCTGGTGGTACTAATATGACAGCAACTTTAGTTATTGTCAATGGTGTAATTACAGGTATCACTCTTACTGAGGTAGGAGCAGGGTATGTACAAGAACCTTCATTCACTGTTGCTAGTGCAGGTGGTGGTAGTGGTCTTCAATTAGAACTTAATTTTGGTAATGGTGGAGAAATACAAACAATTTCACCAGAAAATGTATATGATCATTGGGGATCTACGAGAACTTTAGGAACATTTAAAGTACCCGATCTTAAAACAAGAAAGGTTGTTGGATATGGTAATGTCTATGGACAGGGATCACCCAGTATTGGTTTACTTACACTCGGTGCTGGTGGAAATAATGGTGTCATAAAGCAAGGTGGATCGTGGTATTTTGACAAAGGATCTCAAGCAGGATATTTTTCTCTTGGTTCTATAACTACAACTGGTTATACTAATATAACAGATGACGTATCAACTAGCATAATTGGTAGTCAAAAAGTTCATCTTACAATGCAAGAAAGAAGATTGCAAAGAGTACCTGATCATTCACATTTCATTTATAGTACAGCAGCTGACGATACCTTTACATTTCGTAGTAGTATAGGTGGTGACAGATATTTGGTAAATTATTCAAATCAAAATGCACGTTTATATAGTTGGCAACCCATAGGTGGATTGCATTTCCAACATAAACATGGTTTGTCTAAATCACCACTTGCATCAAGAGAAGCAGCAACATATGATGTATTTGATTGGAGAGCTGGTGCTGAAGGAACTGGTAGTCTTAAATACACGTCACCTGATTTTTATTTTGCATCAGGTGGTTCTGATTCTGGTACGTTTGAGGAAGTAACCGAAACTGCACCATCTATGTTCAGAACATTTATTGGTAATCCACCACCACAAGCAGGTTCTGTGATTGGTGGTAGACAGATCAGAACTGGTGGTAAGGATATTATCACATATACTCAAGACGTTACATATACTGGTAGTTCGTCTATCTCATTTCCACCAGCATGGACTGTCATGGAGGTGGAGATGCATGGTGGTGGTGGATCAGGTAGTAGTGGTGAAGCAGCAGGTAATGATGGAGAAGATGTAAACTTGACAGTTGTAGCAGGTGGTACATTACTTGATATAACTGCTGGAGGTGGACAAGGAGGAGGAAAATCAAATAATTATACAAGTGGTGGTACTGGTGGTGTTACTACAAGTTCAGGTAGTGCATTAACTGATGGATCCTTCACTGCTGATATTAGTCAAGATGGTACTGCTGGTCAGATAGGTTCAGGAGCAAATGGAACATATCCTGGAGTAACAAATCCAACTAATCCTAATCAAGCAGGTATTGGTGGTATAGGTGCAGTAGAAAATGTTGCAGTTGGTGCTGGTAGTGATGGTATTCATACACAAATTGGTGGATCACCTGTAACTACAACAGAACAATACACTTCAACAAGTTTGGGAACTGTAAATTTATCAACAACTTCAGAATTTACTGCTATTACATTTACTATTAAGGGTGGACAGGGTGCTGACTCACAACGAGGACCGAATAGTGGTAATCCAATTGGCGGTGCAGGATCTAAAGGAACAGTAATGATACTTGAATGGCTCAATCCTGAACAAGAAACATCATATACATTTCAGTTACAAGCAGGTGGTGCTGGAAGTAGTTATAGTGGTTCTAATGGTGATGGCACTGGTGGTGCTGGTGGTGCTGGATATGGAAATGCAACTGGAAAACGTGGTGGTGATGGTGCTACTGATGATGGCGGTGGTGGTGGCGGTGCGTCTGTTGTTCTTTATAGCAATCAAATAATCGCTGGTGCTGGTGGTGGCGGTGGTGGTGGCGGTGCTCAAACCAGTACGACTTTATATAATGGAAGAAATGGTTATAATGCTACCACATTATATGAACCTAATAGTGGTCAAACTGCAAATGTCCTTTACACAGGTGGTGGAACACCTGGTGGTAACTACGGTTGCGTAGGTGGAGGAGGAGGCGGTGGAGGTGGTGGTATCTCCATATCCTCTAGTGGTGGAGGTGGACAAGGTGGTGTAGGTGGTGATCCATCTGGTACTGGTGGTGTTGGTGATCATGATGGTGGAGAAGGTGGATATGCTGGAAAATCTGCATATCTTCCATCTTGGTTTAATTTTGTTAATGCTTCTGCAAGTAATAGTGGTAATGGATCAATAACTATAGAGTATACACAAAGCAATCTTGCATGGTCACCTGGCGGTGGCGGTGGAGGTGGTGGTAGATATATACGATATAAAATTGACAAAGATAAATTACCTGGTGCATCGGGTGCTCAAATAACATTTAATAATGTTGCTGCTGCTGGAGTTGGTGGTACAAGTAATGGAGAATTACCATATGCAAGAGTTGGATTTGGTGAAATTACTGGATATGAAGGTGGTGAGGTTAATACATCAATAGGAGATATTGTTGTTAGTGCGAATGAAAGTACAAATATATTTGCATCTGGTGCAGGTAACGGTGCTGGTGGTGGATTTAAACTACCAACTACACAGGTTCCTGAAGTTGAATTTGTAGGTGGTGGTGGATCAGGTGCTGCTGCTACTGCTGTTGTATCTAACGAGAAAGTTACATCTATCACATTGGACAGTGGAGGATCTAATTATACATCTGCACCAGTAGTTCGTATTAAACATGGTGCTGGTACTCGTGCATTTGCTACTGCTACTGTAGATGAAACTACTAAAATAATTACTTCTGTTGCTCTGTCACCATTGAGTACACCTGAAGCATATAATAGTGGATGGGGATATGTCAAGTTAAGTGGCACTGATCTAGTAAGATATATTACTGTAAAAGCAGCAGACACAACCAATGTAAAACGTTTTAATATTAAAGTAGCACGTGGTAATGGTGTAAATGGTGGTAACTTGCCTGAAAATGGTGGTGATGAGTTAAAATTATATTATAATACTGATGGAAGTGATAATTTTTCTAATTTCTTAGGTGTTATAGTTCCAATTCCATCATCAGCAGAAATTAATAGTCAATATGATGGTACTGGTAGTGGTAGTAATCCTACTAATTGGTATTGGTATGGTATGGATTTACCATCTGCTGCACAAAAACCAAATGTGCAATTTAAAATTGTACAGGACAGGAATCCATCTGGTGCAACAAATGATAATTCAACTGATTCAGACCATTATGGTATATGTGATTTCATATATGAATATAAGGAGACAACTGAATTAAAATTCATTGCTGCTGGTGGTAAAATGTCAACAAATATTGATAGATTATCATATGAAGTTGAAGGTGCTGTTGATGGATTTTATACTACAGGTGCTACTGGTAATGATGCTACATTCACAATGACATCACAAGTACAACTTGTACCAGATGCTGCGATTGACCCAGATGAAAACATACCACTCATTGAACCATATCATTTGTGTAAGTACCTTATCAAAGCATTCTAAATAAACAAGGGAACATCTATCTAACATGGCAACACCAGAATTAATATTGCAAGTAGATGCAATACAAAAAACAGTCACTTATAAAAGTGTGACTAAGAATATTACTGACACTTACTGGACTAGTGACATTGTTCCTGTATTGTATCCTTTGTGGGATAGTGATAAGGATAAGTTAGTGTTGTTTGCATGGTATGCAAATGATACTTACATGGCACAAAAACGTAAGTACACCAAGAACTTCAAGACTGATACATTCTATTGGAATGATTATGAGATGGAGGATGTTGGTGGTACTGAAGGTCAGAAAGTATATGATAAGTTTAAGGAAGCATTCTTCATTGCTGACTCCCTAGAAGAAACTGAATACCAATCAACATTCAGTAAAGTATATGCCAAAACTTCTGCTGTTAGTTGGTTGTCTGTTAGATTATCACGTAACTTCTTACTTAGTGAAACTGATTGGGTATTTGTTGAGGACTCTGGTGTCAGTGCTGATGATAAAGAACTATACAAGACATATAGAAAGAAACTAAGAGATCTTCCTAGTGACACTGCAACCACAGATGCTGCTCAAGTTAAGTTCCCCATCAATCCATCATACTATAAGAATGTAATTCTACAAAAGGATGCTAGTGCAGTATATTTGGACACTGCTGATCAGTTTATCGCTCTTGCATCTACATATTTCCAAACGTTTAAGGAAAAGATTACATCTTACTTAATGGTCTCTGGAATAACTGAGGGATTATATAATAAATCATTCATTGATGATTTATTAAAAGCAGGTGTTGTTTATAACAAAGAAGAGACCGTACCTGATACTACTTTAACACAAGAAGAAAGGGATACAGTCGCTGCTGGTTTAGAAAAGTTACTCAAACAGTTGGATGAGGAGGGAAGTATATGAACGAACTTAATGTTTGGGATACAATTGAAGCATATTGTAAGACCAATGATACATGCTTAATATATTTTGTCAATGATAAAATTAAAACTGCTGACGATACTAAGAAAGCAGAGGTATGGGCATGGTATCAAAATTTTGCTGATGAAGAGGTTTTAATATTGATGAAGACCTTGGGTGATTGGGATATGATTCCTGTCGGTAATGTAGATCAGGCAATTGCCAATGCTACAGCATGGTTTCCAAAGAAAGAGGATTGTCCTGACGAGTATCATCACTGGACATGTCATGTAATGGGTAAGGATGGAGATTTTGAGTATAGGAACGTGGACAGTCCACCGTCCAATTCATAGTACACTTTACAAACTGTCACAAGCACCCACACAGGGTGCTTTTTTATGTTATAGTAAATGTGTTGAGAGGATACGTGGTTCTCTAGCCCCAAACCTACTGACTAGTCTGACTTAGAAGCAGACACATGACCGTTGGT